ACAAGGTCTTCTATATCCTGAGTAAATTTATTTTGACACAGGAACTTTTCCTTTAGTGCCTTGTCTAGGTCTTTATTCATTGGTAAAATTGTTAACAAATTTTTTGATGTACTTAACTAATAGCTTAATATACTCGTCTTTATTCCTTTTGTCAAACACTTTAACTTCTCCTGAAGGAGTAGTCATAATGGTAATTAATTTCTTAACTGGTATGCCAGTTAATTCGTAATACATACATGCGTATGCAGTTTCTTGAACAAAATAATTTTCTAACCAAGCCTCTGGTTTAATTCTCTCTGAAGTCTTAAAATCAATGACTGCAAGTTCTCCATCATACTCTCCAATACAGTCCACACGGCCCGCAATACCAAAAAACTCAGAATACATGGAGCGCTCAATAGCATGTATATTATCGATTTTATCAATGAATGGCTTGGCATGGTGGAACATGAACTGTGTAGCGGGTAAATGTTCCGACCATATAATTTCTTTTTGTTCAAGGTAGTCTTGTGCGGCTTCATGGAAATCCGTACCCCTTGTAGTAGCTTTTTTCGTTATTCGATTCGCCTCTTCGTCACCTACTCTTTGTCTCCACTTTATAAATTTTTCTTTACTGTAGAATGAGGTGATTGATGTAATGGATGGAACCCAATCACCATTTGGCAATTCATATAGACGACAACCTGGCGTATCTTTACTCTTTAACTCTATGTCACCGAGATAATTATGAAAGGTTCTTTGCATTTAGAGTCCTAGAGCGAGTTTTGCAATGAGATAATCTCTTACGAGACCTGAACGAACAATATCATCAACACCAAATTCAACCATCTCAAACTGTTCTTCTAGTTGTTGGATGATCTTCATAAAGTCTAAGATACCATTACGTTCATTTGTTTTAGTGAGATCTGTTTGTGATGCATCACCACAAAAAACAATTTTAGAGTTCTCACCAACTCTTGTTATTATACTATCTAATTCATGGAAATTCAAGTTCTGACATTCATCTATAAGAAGAACTGAATCATCGAATGTAGTACCTCTTAAGAATGAAGTAGACCAAAAAGATATAGTCTCCTGTGCCTTCAGATTACCATACAACATTTCAAAGTCTGCATCTGTAGGCATCTCAAACATATACTTAACCATATTCTTATATGGTATCTGATATAGTAAGGACTTATCCTCATGATCACCTGGCAAGAAACCAATCTCTCTTGTAGATACTAATGACCTAAAGATATAAACCTTCTTGTATGGTGTAGATTCAGATAACACATCTTGCAATGCAAGATAAAGTGCAATGAATGTTTTACCAGTTCCTGCTGCACCATAACCAAAGATGTTCTTTCCAGCCTTGTATGCATCAAAGAACTTCTCCTGTGTTGGAGTTAATGGATTAATATCGACCAACAAATCATTGTTGATTGGTTTCTTCCTTTTCATCTGCTTAGAGGTGTATCCTACACCAATAGGTTCAGTAGTTTTCTTCTTTCTTGGCATGTTAACTATAATCCCTATTTTTACGAACAGTAGAACCAGGCTGTTTAGAAGCCCTGTCTAGTACCTCGTTCCATCCACTAGAATTTGCCTCTCCTTTGAAACGCATCTCACCAATCTCTTGACAAGCAGCGACTCCTGCACTCCAATCTTTATCCCATTCAGGATTTTCTTTTCTCCAAGTATCATACTCTACCATTGTCATGGAGAGTTCTTTCTTCTCTTTAGTTTCTAAATTAATAACAGGATAGGTGGGCATAGTTAGTCCTCAATAGGTTCTTCAGTGGGTTTTTTAATTTCACTATTTAATTTATCTATCTCAGCAAGAA